AGGTAAATATAGGTGTTTTTGGTTTGCCATAATAGCAAGCCCTGAACTAATTGATGCGTCAAATCTTGTACGGTTAGAAATATCGAACTTGGCCCAGTCTTCAAGCGTTCTGTTAAATGGCATTGAGCCTACCAAATCAGAGTCTCTGTACCTGCCCTCCATGTCAAAGCCAACATGCTTTTCTATGTACGACTCAATAGCAGAGGCGTGAGACTGTCGAACGTCTTCGGATGAGTTAGGTATACCCCCTAGTTCTTTCTCTGTCTTAGAGAGGTTGTTATACTGCTTATCGGGCCGGTTTAAACTATACCCTCTGTATCCTCTATTCTTTAAATGGTAAAGTAATCGTGGCTTGTTGTTCTCCGCAAGGACTGGCATACCATAGAAAACTAACGCCATCAGTACGTCCTCAAAGAATATCTCCGCAGTCTGTGGTCTAGCAACATACTCCAAGAAAAACTCATTGGTCGGTGCATTGTCCATGTGGTACTTGGTCATCCCGTGCAAAGCACCATTAGAACCACGCCCATCAACAGTGGCTGATATATCGTAGGAGTCACAGCCAAATGAACCAATGTGCTCATTGCCTGGATACTTCATTCCGTTTCTGTTGATTACGTTGTTCTGTAGTCCTGGCTCTGGAAGCCAACTCACCAAGAACCTGCCTCGGTTGTCGGGGTACCATACTACTTTAGTGTCTTTGATTCCATCCTTCCACATGAACGATCCACGAGTAACCAAATGCTCTTTGACTTGAGAGTCGTTGTAGTCTATCTGCTGGTATATCTTGGTGATATTAAATAGTGATGACTTGGATTCGTCTCTGAATGCGTGAGACTCTGTGCGAGGGAACTGACGATAGAACTCATTTAATGCATCAGGGTCCGATTTGAGGGACTCTGCTTCCGCTTCCCAGTAATCAATGGCACCATTTCTTATCGAAAGGTTATCAATGCCTCTGATGGATTTGCTTGGCTTTCTCAACACGGGCATGCCATACCTATCAATAAAGCCTTCCATGTTCCACTCCATTGGAATAAACAATTTGTACATCCCACTCTTTGTTTGGCCGTTAGCATTCCTTTTGGATGGGTCAGAATCCTCGTATAACTTTTTGTAGTTGTCACCACCCTTGTTTAATGCATTGGATGTTGACCCCATCATGCACTTGCCCACAATCTTGCTACCAACACGCAAACAAGTCTTGGTCACACGCCAATTATTCAGTATGTTATTGGGCTTCAGCCATTTAGCTGATTCGTCCTGAGCCAAGAATAATAACTTTTCCCCATCATAAGAGTTGTCTTCCGTGTTGCGCCAGTCAATAGTAGTATCCAAGCCATCCATCTCCTCTATCTTGAGTTTGTTCATATTCTTCTTGGTAATCTTGGCAGCAGGCACACGGTATGCTAATTCTGTTTTTGGTTTATCCATACCATCCATCACTGGCTTGAAGAAGAATGGTAGCTTGCTATTGATGGGTACTATCTTGTCGGTAAACATCTTCTTGGCATCGATACCGGTCTTTGATAGTATACCAATCCTTGCATCTCGTGCCAATGTAGCCAAGTTTACAGCCTCAGATGAACACATGAATGAAAATCCCGAACGTCTTATCTTCAAGTATATCATACCAAAGCATCTTGGGTCTGCCTTACATGCTTCCCAATAAATAAATAATATTCTATTGGCTTCACGATAATCGGGATATCCAACGTCAATGCTAGCCCATTGCAGATACATCCAATGACTACCGGTCATATAGGTAGGATCGCCACCATTCATGAACCAATAGCCTTTCTCTCTGTATTCGAATTGCTTTTCAATGTAATCAATCCAAGCCTCTTTGAATGCTGTAGCCATGGTGTTCCATTGGAATATGCTCTGAACTCTTTGCAGTTCTTTAGGATATTCTTCTCGCTCCCAGTATTGCTCAGCGTGTTTCTTATCCCTAGCATACACATCTTCAGGCACACCGGGAAGTGCTATTATCAATCCCGATATGTTTATAATCTCACCGATAGTGCCATCCTTGGATATAACAACCATGTCGTAAGTCTCACTATAACCGTATCGCCACGCCTTTAACGTGTTCTTGTGCTTCATGGTGTCTTTCGGCACGTAGTCTTTCAGTACTGTGTAAAGACTATTTAGATCTTCTCTCTGCGAATCCACGTTTGCTGTCTGATTTTTTAGCCCCTTGTTCTTCAATATCAATATCTTCTTTCTCCGATGTGATTCGGTTCAAGATATCGAACGCATCAAATATAGCCAACTTCTTGGTCGCTGCTGCATTCTTTAGTTTGTCGGCAGCCAATTCATCCTCTTCACCTGGCTTAATAATCTCTTCTTCGGCTACCTTTATCAGCCTTTCCACTGCTGCATACCCAGCTTCTATGATTCTCAATTTGATTTCTTTGTTGTCTCTCATAGCTTTATAGTTATTTGGTGGTCAAATATTCGGTATAGTTTCTCGCCATCTACTTCAAACTCGTATTCGCTTTCCGGTTGGAAGCATACGATATCTCCTGTGTATACGCCTTTGCTGATTAGGTATTGGTTGGGATATACCATCTGGCCCATCAGCGGTTCTTTGCTGAACGGCTTAAATATGTATGATTCTTGTGCAGGTATGGGTCGAACGAAACAGTATCTGTCGTATGAGTGCCATACATCATTGCGTTTGAATAGGAAAAACTGGTCAGGCTCGATGAAAAATAAATCTTCACGAAAGAAACTTTTCCCACTCTTTCGATTTCCTCTGATGTCGTTGTAGAATTTAAAAACATTGTGGTGTACTAATAATATATCTCCGGGAGCAATTGGCCCCTTGTATCCACGAGGTACTTCTATAACCTCGGCTTGCCTATTTGAGAAGTTGTGATCCTCCTCGGAAGTACTAACGATAAGCTCAATTCCGCCTATCTCTTTGGTGTTGTTGTATCGTTTTCCTTCTAGTGGCTTTGCAATAAAGTAGAATGGTGACTGCATCAATAGTTAATATTGTATTCTATAGATACAGGTATATTGGAGGAAAACTCCTTCCAAAGGACAACTTCTTCCTTTGGGTTTATAATATAGATTTTAATCGATTGTTTCCTTTCGTCATACTTGATTAGGTGTATCTCATTACTTTCATTAAGCACCTTCTGCCCAACGATGTAATGCATAGCCCCATTCTTGTAGTCCGGACCAACCGCTATTTTCCTGATATCCATAGTTCATTTGATTAGATTTAATTTAAAAAGTTTGTTACTGAAGCTGCCAGATGTTTACTTCAGATGATGGTACATTACTCCATGGTCCAAGTGTAGTATGTGGATACAATCCTCCGGCATTATTACCAGAACTGTCTCTCATAATTTCAAACGTAGCAGTAGTACCTGGTGTTGTTATATTTATAGGAAATGTAATTTCATATGGGATATTCAAATTAGTGGTGTCTAAATGAAATGACTTAACACTACCTGCCTGTACGCCATCTACCAAGAATCTAAAAAGCAGTATAGCCACTCCTCCTGAAGACCCCCTTCTTTCTACACTACCGTACCCATTAATTAGATACACCCCAGTCTCGTTAAAAGTAATTTCTCCTGCCGCATCTATCATGACTGGATCGCTCGAAGTGCCTTGAGCTGTACCAAATGTCACTTGAAGAGAGGTATTTAGAACGCTGGGAAATTGCTCATCAAAAGATTGAGCAGCCAAGACAGGACTAAACTCAGTATTATCAAGAAATAAGGCAGCAATAGAACCAAGAGTATAGTTCTTAGTTTCGTTGCTTGATGATGATTCTGTGCCAATTAATTTATCTGATAAAGATGGAGAACTGTCTATGTTATACTGTGAAATTTTCATCTTAGGTTAAGCTTAATAAGTATAGTGTTTTGTAAATCAATGCCGACATTTCATCCAAGATATTCTGCAAGCAGGTCGGATAGTTGTCTCTTTCGTTATCAATCATTTTAGCCATTGACTTTAAATGCGTGATAGCATCTTCAGCGGTTGAAGCAGGGATGGATATATCCAATCTACCATAGTATCCAAAATAGGACTCCGTAAAGCTATCAGTCAACTCCAGTATACCATCGTAGTAAGCGTTCAATGCTTTGTGCTCAGCGAATGATTCTGTTTTAAGATGCATTAAGTGCATCATGTCTCTTGACTGGAAGAGAGTGCCTATGAATTTTGCAGGTGCCATTATTGTTTTTCTTTCTTTTTTACTTCTCCAGTTTTTAAATCGATAACAGCGTCTTCGCCATACCGATCTACTAAAAGCCTTTCATGATTGGAGAACTTCTCACGCAAGGCCTCAATTGCATTTAACGTAGAGTGCTTCTGTATTTCAATGTCAGCAATGGACATCTTTAAACGAGTGTACTCTGCATTCATTTGTTGGATTGCTTCCAACTCTTCTTGTGTTAATTTCATTGGATTAAATTTCAATACAAATATATGCCTTTTTATAAAAACAAAAATCCCCCTGTTTTGCAGGGGGACTATCTTATTACTTGGTAGATTTTTTCTTCTTGGCTTTGGGAAGTTCCATCACCTGGTATTGGGTCTTGCCTGCTATCTTAACTGCTTTTAGCAATTGGTTTCTATTGCCGGCAGCATTGTAAGATACATGCACCCAGTCAGGATTGGACTCATCTCCAAACTCCCAAATCATTTGGTCGAACTGCAAGTTGTTTGCAATGTAAGCAAACACTTCTGCATTCTTCTGGTCCAAATCAATATCAACCGCCTGCCCAACATTGTGCTGGCTAGCCTTTGCTCCACCAACTAACTTGTTCAAGTCAGCTGAACGGTATCCGCTAGTGATTTTAATTGGACAACCCAAACCTTCTATTAAAGGTTCAAGTACTTTCTCGCAAAGAGTTGTTAGATTTTCTAACACTTGTGGGTCTTTGGGTACGTTTGGTATCCCGTTTTTAATTGCAGTTTGACTGTATGTCAACTCACGCAAAGTGAAATTTTCAGAAATATTCATGGCTATTATCGTTTAATAATCAGCAAAATAAGCAACAAAGAAGCAATAATTGCAAGCCACCACTTATATTCCTCCTTCTCCTTGTATACAATTCGAGGCTTAGTGGTAATGGTTTTGGTTTGTATTATGGTCTTTGGTTCTTGAGTAATGATAGTCTTGATGGTGTCTTTCACCCGGATAATCTTCACCTTAATCCCACCGGTATCGATGAAGATTGTGTCGATTTCTTTGGTGATGTAAGTCTTTTCAAAGTAAATTGAATCTCTAACTTTGATGGTATCGGTTACGATAATAGTATCCGGATGACAAAGCTTCGGTTCTTTTTTGCACGCCTGCTTAATGTGCCATTGTGAAGAGCAGGAAGATAGCAATATTGCTATAATTAAATATCTCATTCTTTATTTTGTTTGGTAAACTTCTCGGCTACGGTGCCTATACCATAGGCAATTGATATGAACTCAACTGCTTCAATTGCCTTGTCTGATTCGTTGCAAAACATATAGACAATCAACGAAACAAATCCCAAAGCACCCAACACTCTTTTGTGTGAGACTCCGCTAGAGGATGACACCATATCTATCAGGAACTTTTTCATTATCCTTGTCCTCTTGATAGCTTTACGTAGTTCTTGCTTTGCTTAGACTTGCTAGTCTTGGTCTTCGCATGTATCCCTGGACGAGCTACTTTTGGCTTTACCTTGAACTTACTTACTACGGTATTTGATTTAACCTTTGCCATTACTTTAGTATTTCAGATTGCGGAACTTTAATCTCCATCATCATGCCACCATCAAAGCGTTTGATTTCTCTGCCGTTGTTAAATACAACGATGGTTGGTACGGCCTTTACTTTTAACTGGTCTTTAACCTGTGGTGAGAATTTATCTAGCGATAAGTAGTGGTACTTAACACCGGGTGTATTCACCCATTTGTAAGTCTTACTTTTATTCCACTCGTAATTAAGCTGAACAACTGTCTTCCCAGTTGATAGGTCCGGCATTGAAGCAGGTTGTGGCACAGGTTGTGAGTTCTTGATAAACAATAAGCTTATCAAAGCAACTATCAAAACAGTAGCTATAGTTTTCATCGCATTAGTCTTTCTTCCATTTTTTCAAGACGCTGGTCAATCTTATCGACCTTTTTCTCTATGTTGTCCACTGTAGTACGAAGCAACTGATCCTTGAGCTCATACTCTTCTTTGGTTACAGCAGGCTTAGGAAGTTGTTTAGCCTCTTCGATATCAGAAGATAGTTTGTAGTAAACACCCATCGTGCTAATTACTCCAGCGATAATCACAATTAAAAACTCTAATGTGATATTGAACTTGGTTGATTTATCTAATTCTAAGGGTTTCATTGTTCAAATGGGATATGATAGGTTGTATTTCGGTAGCGAAGTGAGCCACTGTACTTATACCGCTAACTGCGGCTAAACTATCGGCTGCGGAATCGTTAAAGTTTTTCATTAGTATGGGAATGGTGGTGAGGGTTTAGGTGCATATTCGCCTTCGGGAAGGTCTAATATCCAAGCCCATTCGGTTTGGGCTATTTCTGTTTTATCTTGCTCAGATAAAAACACAAACCAAATATCATTAATATCCTGTACGCAATTAAAAAACTGACTTGGTGAGTAGTACTGACCTTGTATTTGTTCGTATTGTTGTTGAGTTAGAATGTAGCCTATCATAATTTTATTGTTATATTCAATTTGTTTTAATTTTTCCCACCGCACACATTACCTCTAAACATAATTCGTTTGGTATTTTACTACGATCAAAACTGCCTTTTTTGCCTTGTGTTCCTGTTTTAGATCCTCTTGGCGCACGTTCATGATTACAATTCGGGTTGCCATTTTTGCACATCGGTCGTGGCTGCCAATTTTCGTTATTAGTCCATATATCCGTTGGCTTTGCTCTATCATCTCCATATTGGCAATACCAAACAGTATGTCGTTTAAACCTTTGCATAAATGGCATTTTACGCAGCATACCTCTTGGATTTTCAATGTAAAATATGAAGTTTGGATTTAGCTTTAACCATTCATCTATCATTGATATAAAGTGTTGGTTTACCCTATCGCACTTTATAGCGTATTCGCTTTTAGGCTCAATGCTATTTGTTCTATGAGTTGAACACGCAGCTATTGAGTAAGTCGTGCAATCTGGAGAAAACCAACCCCAATCAGGTATAAATGGCACATCTTCAATCTTCATATTTTCTACATCGCCAACGTAATCAATGTTCTCAAATGGTTGCCAATCCACGCTAAAAACTTTCATTCCTAAACTTTCGGCAGCTTTGCCAATGGATCTACTCCCTGCAAAAAATTCTACTCCTTTTATTTCTTCTTTCATAATTCCTTCGCTAAAAATTAAAACAAACTAAATATAACAGCACATTGGCTGCCATGTTTGGGAAAAATGTATTATCGTAGCACTTCCACTTATTCCAGTGGCAATGGCTGCGGTGGTGTCGTTATCAATGTGTTTCATCAGTCGGGTTAAAATCGTTAAATCGTTCTAAATATAAATCTTCCATCCCCCAAAATGTGTGTACTCCGCAAGGTTCGGGAAATACCTCGTAAATCAATAAATCATCGTTGGGTTCTTCGTTGAATAAAATATCAACGGCAAATAATGTATTAATCACACCCAATTCAACAACAT